GGGCGCAAAGTTTCGTCTAATAGACAAAACTTTCCTACTGCCTTCTTCGATTGTAACGACGTAAGGCAATTTTATTCCCGTTGGCTCTCCGTCGGGGCCAAGGTCTTCGAATCCTTCCAAATCTAAATCAACGTGGCATTCTAGAATTGTATATAAAGGATCTACTTTTTGGGATTTTGTAACACCTTCAACTTCTCTCTCTTTTTCTTCAAGATCGTTAGTGACAGTGCCTGTTGGTTTTGTCAACTCGATGTCAGAATAGAATCCAGATACCATCTGTTTTCTTAATTCGTTTTCTGACATCTTGACAACGTGAATGACTGATTCCGCATCATCTAATGAGGTAGCTGTATACGGAACAACAAGGTCATCCGCTGGAACAAACTTAGAAACAGCTCGTCCCAATAAATCGTCATAATAAACTTTTTTAAATGTTGAACCTGCAAGTGGTAAATAAAATAACATTTGATCAAAATCAGCTTCATATTCTTTCATCTGATCCATGATCTGATAGTTCATAAAATTTTTAACTCTTTGTGCTTGCATTTCTTTTTGTGGATCTGATTTACCCATTACCATTGTTCTAACAGGTCCATCTGCAGGTAATAATTCTTTGTAAGCTAAAGCTTGAAACTGTGTAACTGCTTCTGCAAGAACAGGGTGTGTTGCACCACTTGCTCCTTGAAACGGCTCAGTTCTGTTTGTGTATTTAAATCCTAATAAGTCTAGTCCAGTAATGTATGCTCGTTCCCATTCTTTACGAGACATTTTATATTCCATGTAATCAGATTGTAACTGACTACCCATGGCACTTGTATCTTCTTCTGGAAGTAATTCGTTTAGGTTTGCAAAGTGATCACCTTCTTCTGGTAAAGGCATTGCACTAGGGTCAAAATCAACTGTTGCCCCTTCTTCGTCTTCTGTAACTTCTACTGGTCCTTTTAATTCTTCAATCTCCTCAACGTCGACCTCTTCTGCAACTTCGTCAGGTCGTTTAACGTTTGGGAGAGACTTGTCTATTTCTGCCATATATGTTCTCCTAGACTTTCTTAACTTGTTTTGGTGGTAATTTCAACCCCTGTGATAGTGGTCCTTTTTTAGGTGGTACTGCCCACCATTTAAAACCAGGATTAGCTCTAAGTTTTTGTGCTAAGTTTGGTTTTTTAGTTTGTGGTTTTCTATTTTTTGACATTTAAACTAGCTATGCCTCCTTCCATAAATCCGTAGTTAGTTGGGTACGATCCCATATAATTTCTTACATCTGGGTTTTGTAACATAAGTTCTCGTATTCTTGCAGATCTTTTTTCATCACCTAATCTAGATTGATAAATTTTTCCTATACCAGCATCTTGTAATTGTGCAAGTTCGTTTTTTCTCAATCCTTCTTGTAAAGTATCTGATCCTTGAACAAAAGGAATTGTTCCGTCTTCTCTAGGTGTAAAATAATTTTCTAATTCACCTACTTTGTTAGTTCTAAAATAATCTTGATTATCAGCTCGTGCTTTATCTAGTTGAGTATTTAACTGAAAAGATTGATCTGAAAAAAATTCAGGATTAATTTGTTGGTTTAATGTGTTTTCTTCAATTTTTTTCTCTAAGTTTTTTATATTATCATAATTACTAAAACCTGTTTGCATATCATCCATCATAGATTCAAAATATTTTATTTTACCCATCTGCTCTGGAGTCATACCTTCTGCTACCATTCTTTTGTCTCTTTCTTCTACAGAATCTATTTTAGTTTTATCACCTAATGCATAATTAAATACACTATCACCCACTGCTTCTCTAAATGATTTACCACTTGATAACATATCATAACCAACAAGACCTGCTTCTGCTGCTACAGTAAATGCTAAAGCTGCAGGACCAAACAAACCTCTAAGTGATACAGCGTCTTTTAAAAATTTACCTGATTTTAAAATACCTCTTGCAAGAACTGCTTCATCAGCATTTTTAAATCCATTCTTTAATCCTTTTTCTATAACCTCTCTACCTTTGATCGCACATGTTGTACCTTTACCAAACCTAATTCTACCACCAGCAGATTTACCACAACCTAGTTTTTCTAATTGAGATAGTATTTCTTTAGCTTCTTTTGATTTAAATAATTTTAATTGATTACCTGATCCTATTGTATTTTTCATTCCTTTTTGAAAAGTGTCAGACTGTGTTAATTTAATATTGTCAATTAATTCTTTTCGTGCAACAGTTGGATCATTGTATCTACTTAAATCATAGGTTACCGAATCACTTGTGTACCCAAGTTTTCCTTTATCAACATCAAATTTAAAATCAGCGTAGTTATTTGTTTTACTATTAAAGTCATCAATAAATGCTTGAACTCTTTCTGCAGGAATTTTTCCCTGTTCGTATTGTTTCATTAATTTAATTAACGGTAAATCAAACGCATCTCTTTTCATCATGTTAAAAGCTTTTGATGTAAACTGACCTTTTAACAAATAATTTCTAGGTAAATATTTATAATCTTTTCCAAATTGTTTTGCTAACGTGTGTTCAAAGTTTACTCCACCAAATATTTTATTAAATTTTACATCACCTAACTGTGAGTTTATTTTTGCTATGTCTTTTCTAAGACCACCTTCACCTTTTAAAAAATTTTCTAATTGACCTGTTATTTTTTTAGCTGTCGATACACTAATTCCAAACTCTTTTAATTTACCTGGGTTTTCTAAACTTTTTATAATTTGTGATAAAGCCATCAAAGGTTGTCTAACAGATTGAAAAGACACTATTTGTTCTTCAGGTATTCCTAAAAAACGTAAACTGTTTCTTGTAATTCCTCTGTGAACCCCACCAATTTTTCTGTCACCTATTTGCGCTGATTTAATAAAATCAAAATCGTTTAATAAATTACCTTTATTTAATTTTTCAATCATTCCTTCCGGACCTAATTCTGTATATAAACTTACATTGTTGTGAATGTCATTAAATAAATTTTTAAATTGTTTTTGAATTTTAGGGTTATTTTGAATAATAGATGCTTTAAATATTTCTTCTTCTGAAAAATCTGGTGTTATTAAAAATACATCAGACATAGATTTTGTTGGTGCACCAGAAAGATTAGTTAAATTATCAATTAATCCAATTGCAACTCTTCCGTCTTTTTTTAGTATTGTTTTATTAAATAATGCATCAGCTTTAGTACCTAGTTTATGTTTAAAATGTTTTTCATAAGCTTTTATAAAATCTTTAGGATTGTCGTATTCTTTACCATTATCTGCTATCCACTGTAATCTTTTACCTCTTGGTGTTGCTTGATAAGTATTTTTTTGAGACTGTAATTGTTTTGCTTTAGTTTCTTCAGAATATAATTCTCCTGAAAGTATGTTTGCTGGAATTTTTCCTATCCTTGCTTTTGCTGTTTCTTCCATTGTTGGAATTTTTTTCTCTCTTCTTGTAGCCTCACTTAAAATTTTTTCTTTAAAGCCGTATTTTCTTTTACCGGGTTCATCTTGTATAGTTGTTGGAACAGATTTATAATCTTTGTAACCATATTTTATTGCAGCTTCATTTAAAAGTTTTAATCTTTTTTTGTTTATTTTGTTTGGTGATACAAAAGGAAGTTTATCTTTATTGGCTGTAACAAAAGCTTCGTAAATACCTTTAGAAACTTTTAGTTTTTTTATAATTTGATCTGTAGTTTTTCCATCAGCTCTAAGTTTTTTCACTTCGCTTAGTTTTAGTTTACCATTATACCCGGGCCGTGATCCGTCAACCGTGTTGCTTACTAACTGACCACTAGCGTACATGTTCCGTGGTCCAGGGACCATGGAGCTTGGATTGTAGTCATCCTCAAAGGTATATAGAATTTTTTCTATATCGTATTCCATTATTCACCTAACATAGTTTGAAGACCGCCTTGAGCATTGTCCTTACGACCTTTGTTAAATCTGTTCTTAACCATTAATTCCATTTCTGCAATGTCATCAGAAGTTACAGTTTTTGGAACATAACTTTGTTCGTCCATAGTTTTTTCCATACCTTCAAACAATTCTTTTGCAGGAGTGTTTTTACCACCTTCAATTTGTTCTTGAAAATTTTTTCTTGTTTTAGCCATGTCTATATAATTACTATACATCTGTTCTTGTCCCATTTTTAATTTTTCAAAGTCTGCTTTAGACATAAACATTTTAACTTCTGGTGGTAATGATTTGTAACTTGTGGCTTTTATATATTGGTAGGGTTTCATTCCTGCTTTAGCTGCAGATTTTGCAATAATTGCTCTAAATATACCGCCGCCAGAAAAACCTATACGACCGCCTTCAGCGTTTTTACTAACGCCGTCGATATCGAAGTCTTCTAATTTTCTAACATTGTCAGCTTCTTTTATCATGTCTAATTTACCTTTGTAGTCTCGACCACTACCAAGTCTAATTAGTTGTCCTTCAATACCGGAAATGTCACCACTACCTATTATAAAATCTTCTACCATTTCATCATCCATGTGAGGCAAGAATTTTTGCATATACATTTTTAAACCTTCTTTGTCTTTTGCTCTAAACATTTCTACAACTTCTAACATTCCTCTATGTAACTCAGGATCGTTTTCAATCATTCTAGCAAATTTTTCTTTACCAAATACTTTTTCTAAAAATCTACGTGATGAACCTGTAATACCAAGACTAGATAAAGCAAGTTTACCACCAGAAAAACCAATACGGCCTCCGTCTGCTTTTTTAAGTGTCATAGCTGTAGTATCACCAGCTTCTTCAATAACTTCATCTGTTACACCTTGTTCAACATCTTTCATCTTGCCTTC